TTACAGTTGTAGTTTGTGGTACTACTTCATCCTGTCCTATACTCATTATATACTCCTCATTGATATTGTGCCTACTTCTTCATAAGCTCTGTCTTTATTTTTTATTCTTGACCACCCTTTGCGACCAATTATTTGTGCGTTTTTACAACCAATAGATTTTGCCCATTCGCAAATAGGTTGTTCCATTTCTTTTAATTCTTCTAAATTTCCACCTGCTAACCAAAATCGTATAGATTTAAAGTTAGGGTATGTTACTATCTCAGTAACGCAAGCACTCTTTTGACCAGTCCATAATTGAGCATCACCTCTTGCTATTGCATAGAATACATCTTTTTCGCTATGAGAATCAATACCTCTTTTTAATGCGTCTAAAATATATTTGCGTGACTTTAACCACGACTCTTTATCCAATGATGATGTATTCATATTGTCTTGATGTTCCACTACTGTTATGCGTAATTGTAAAAGAGCCATTCGTTCTAGCTGATATAAATAATGCTGTAAGTTCTGCGGCAGCGTTTGCAGACTTAGGCATAAAAGTTATAACGCTATTTTCCCCTGCACGAACATCATTTACTGTTGTTGTAGCAGATGAGGTTTGCAAGGTAACACTACCAGTAGAGTTTATTCCCCCTTCTAATATACGATTAACAACTTCAGCAACTTGTCTAGGGTTACCACCTTGATGAGCTAATCTTTTATACTGGTTGTCAGCCATTTACCTTCTTCCTGTTGTCTTTGCCTCTATTTCGACACCTTGAATATATTTCCAAGTGCCTGATACATTTAATCTTATTTTATGATACCTACCTTGATTTGACCTAATATTGCAATATCCATCATCATTTAATGAACTTGCTGTACCAAAGCTATCTTGATCTACTTGTCTAAGTCTTGATGATACTTGTGCGGTAATACTAGGTGTTGTGCCATCTACTATTTCTACATAAGGTATAACATTTGTTATAACGCTTGCTCTACCATTAGATGTATCTAAATCAGCAGTTTCTATTAGTGCTTCTTTATTTATACCACTAAAGGTGTGTAACTTTTTATCTTTAGCACCGCCAAATATAAATTGACCACCAATATATATTGATGAGTCAAGTGATGCAGGTAAGCCATCAAGTGATGTGCTAATGCTGTCTAATTCTTCTAGTGTATAATTAATAGTCATAAATGGTGATATAAGTTCACAATCTAATTCTGCATACGACCATCTTTGTAACGCATAATTATATATTAATAGTCTGTCAGGCGTATCATCATTAGAACTACCTGATGTATATGACCACACAACAATTTGTTCTGTAGGGTCAACAGCAGTAGATATTCTACCTTTGTTTCGTATAGTAAAATCATCAAAGAAAAAACGATTTACTTTTTCTGCACCTATTGGTGTACTTCTTTGTCCATCAAACTGATAAAATCCATCATCTGATAGATAAAATACAGTCTCACCAACACTTGCTACTGAGTTAGGATAGTTACAGCCAAACCCTGTTTGCACTTTGTCAAATTGGAATATAAGAGGTGTACCAACGTAAGAGCCACGCACAATACCTCTTTCACACAATATAGTTGCATATTCGCCACCAACAATACCTGTAATATCACCCATATCAAATATATCTTGTATATCAGATTGGTCTGTTCCTATTGTCCAACCTGTATGTGAGGCTAGAGCAGAAAAATAAACACGATTAGGATAAGCTGTACCGCCATATTTAACATTGCCAGTAAATACAAAGTCACCAACAACTGCTATATGTTTAGCAGCAGGGCTACCAGATATGTCAGCAAAAGCAGAACTTGTGCCATTATCATATACTTGCAATATATTGTTATGTCCTGATGCACCTATAACAAATCCACTAAAGTCTATAAACTTCCATATATCTTCATCACCTAATGATGTGTAATTACCTGCTTTTGATATATTTGTTAAATTAGAGTTTGATTTAGTAAACTCATATAGTTTTGTTACATCACCTGCAAATATCTTAGGATCACCGCTATCGTCTTTAGCTGCAAAGATACCTCTTAATCTATTGTCGGCAGCATTACTATATTGTGATAAATCTTGTAAGCCACGATAACCTCGTGCAGCAGGTATAACATTTTTTGCAGTCGTCACTCCGCTAGTGTTATCAGGCTGGTCAGGCAACCATTCTCCAAAAGGTGTATTCATTGCCATTAGTTATTCTCCATATACACTTCGCATTTCCAAACCAACACCATAGCTACCTTTTTCATCATCTACTCTAATTTGTTGTAGTATAGTTTGTATTAACGCTTCGTATTGTGTTGCTCTTTGTTCGTCTAACAAAAACGTATAAGCATTAAATAAACTTGCGTATAAGTATAAGTCTGGGTAACGAGTTAAAATAGTATTAGTTGTATTATCATCAGATAGAGCAGATACGCTTTTTTTGTATGTTAGTTCTAATGTATATGTTGAATCTGGTATCGGTGCTAAAAACAATTCTTCTCCAATAACAGAATATGCTCTTGGCAAGCCTGTTGCTGTTGTTGGAAATTCTTTTTTAAGTTGTATTGGTGTTAGAAAACGTAATGTTATTCTTGGGTTATTCATAACCTTTACATTACGAATAGTTCTTAAATCGGTTGGCAAGGTTACATAAGCATTGTCGGCTGTAGTAGTTAATGATGAGCGTGTATCTTGTGAGCGTGTCTCTAATTCACGAGACAATCTTGATTCCGCTAAATCAATAAAGTTATCTATTTCATTTGTTAAATCATCTCTTGCTAAGAAATTAGCTATTGATGTTTTAAGTTCTGCATAAGTAGATATTGCCATTATATGTTTCCACCGCCTGTTCTAAAAAGTTTGTTGTCTGGGTCGTTGAGCCATCTTGCCCATGCTTTTTTATTATGCTTTGGGTCGCCTAATTTTTCAACTAAATCAAAATAAAGATTAGAAGGTAGCTCGGCAACGTGCTGTTGATGTTTTTGTGTATTGCCGATTAAACTGTTTGGCTTGTAATCTATGCTTTTATCTTTAGCTAATTTTAAAATATTGTCTGTTTTTTGTTCTACGGAAACATGATGTTGTCCATCATCTCCGCCATGAAAATAAGTAGTCTTTTTTTGTATGGGGTCGTAATTTAATACTTTCTTATTTGCCATTTTTCTTCCTTGTAAAAAGGGAGTAGGTTTCCCTACTCCCTATAAACACTATATTAAGATGTGCTTAAATCTGTGACCATAGCATGAGCTTTAGGTGCTTTAACAATATAAGTCCACTCGGACACAATGCTAAATTTAGTCGCATCACCAGTAGGTGCTATATCTGAGACTGAGAACAATCTGTTTGGTAGATGTCCAACTGCATAATAGTCAGAATCCATTAGGAAGATTGTGTCATTTGGCATTTGTCTGTCAATAGTAACAGATAGTTGACCAAAGTCAGTTAGATACAAGCTAACACTACCAATAATTGCAGCTTCTTTTGGAGCTGTCATTGTTAGTTGGTTAGTTGCAACTGAACCTGATGATAAATCAGAAAAAGCTACTTTATTAGCTGGTGAAACAACTAGAATATCTGGTTGTCCGCCATCTGTGTATGCTTTTTTCATAGCATCATCAATTTTAGCAAGAGTTAGAGCTGCATTAGTACCTGCTTTGTCAGATACGTCAGAACCATCACCGCTAGGTGTTGTAGATGGTGATACAAGATTTACGTTTGTCATGTATGCACTAATCTTACCTGCTTTTCTTGGGTCTGATGCAGAACGAGCTTCATTTTTAACGAGAGCTTTTTCAATATCTCTACGTTGCTCAAGTCCTTTAAGAACCTTCACATAAGCTGTTTCTTTATCTCTACCTGCTTTATCAACTGCATCTAAAGTACCAGAAACTGATGCTGCTTGTACTGAGATTTGATGATAATTGCCAAGTCTTGTTGTTACAGTCGGATTCACATAAGAATAGTCTGCACCTTCTGCAACATAGTTAGTATCTGATGCTGCTGTTAGTTCTTGTACTTGCCATTCGTGGAATACGCCTTTTGTTACTTCTTTTTTCGCATTAGAAAAAATCGGTGTTTCTGCTGGATCGATACGAGTAATTACGTCTGATAAGTCCTCTCTCTCACCTATAGCATTTGCGGTTTTATATGTCGCCATAGTTTAGTCTCCTTGTTAGGTATTTTTGGTTAAAAGATAGTCCACAGCCGAATCCATAGATTGAACTGTAGAAAGTTTATTTAAGGCTTTATCAACCTTTTGTTTTTTCAGGTCACCACTTGTAGTTGGTTTGCCACCTTTTGCCATCTTTGGAGCTTTTCTGACTTTCTTTTGAATAAGAGGTTTCTCATTCTGGAGTTGGTCAAATAAGTACGCTTTACGCATAGTAACAATAGCTCTGTGGTCTGAGGCTTGATTTAACTCTTGTTCTGTAAATCCTGCTCTTTTTGCCCACGTTACCATACTAGCTTTTTCAACTTCAGCTTTCTTAGCATCTTTCCATTCAGGAATTGCTTGTACTAACTTTTGTTGCTCTTGAGCCAAGTGTTTTTGAAACTCTACTTGTTGTTCTTGAGCTTGTTGTTGAGCTATCTGCTGCTGTGCAGTAGTAACTTGTGCTAATTGTTCCTTTTTATCACGCCAATCATCACGTTGCTTTACATATTCTAATGGGTCATCTTGATAAAGATTATCCCAATATTCCTTTGTAGGCTCGTTTGATGTTTGTGATGACAGTTGTTGGTTCAACTGCTGTAAACCTTGTTGTAGAGCCTGACGCTCTTGTGAAAGTTCTGATTGTAACTGTTCAACTTCTTTGCGTTGATTTGCTACTTCAGTTGTCTTTTTAGTATAATCAGATTGTCTTGAATATCCTGCAGCTAATTCTTCAAGGGTAACATCTTTATCTTCACCATTAATTTTTACAGTAAAGTATTCTTGTTCCTCGTATTCTTCAGCTTCATCTTCAGATATTACTTCTTCATCTAATTCTTCCAATACATCTTCTTCAACAGCTTCAAGTGCCTCATTAGGTTCTTCACTTGTTGGTTCTTCTGTATCTGTAGTAGAAACTTCCACTTCTTCAATTTCTGTTTCTGGTTGATTTACCTCTTGATTCGGTTCTGGATTATCTTCTGATTCCGTTCTGTTAAGAAGTAGGCTTGCGGCTTCCGCCATGTTGATAGGTTCGTTCCCAGTAGGGTTGTCGGCTGTCATTGTTTTCTCCTGTTAGACTGCTTTCGCTTGGTCTTAGTTTGTTAATCGGTCATTGGCTAATTTGCCAGTCATGACCACACTTTCTATGTGCTGCCTTACTGTGTGTAAGTTCTGCAACATCATAAAAACTTTTTCACGAGCCTCTGCTTGATCTACAGAAGAATTTTCCCATGCGTCATGGTATTGTTTCTCAAGAAAATCAAAAGTCTCGATAAGAATTTCGTTTCGTAATAGAGCTTGTGCTTTTTCACCTCTATCTATGTCTTGTCTTAATTTACCTTCGTTTTCCATTTTATCTCCTTATTTATTCTTTGTTATAAAAATCTGTAATTTTTACTTCGTTTAAATCAACCTCTGGATTATCTTCTGCGTATCGTATTAACTGTACTAATATATCTTGTTGAGCAGCATCTGAGTCTGCATTTTCTGGTACTAACCCTGCGTCAAGAGCATCAAAAAACAAACCTCCAGTAATACCTGCTGCATCTGCAATCTCTGCATCTCTATTTTCATACAACAAACCACCATATTGTCTTTCATTTAATTCTAAAATTCTATTTTCTGTTTGTGTTTGTAATACTTCAGGTAATACATCTATTTCTTCTGCTGTTAATGATGTGTCTGTACTAGCATCAAAATCTTCAAAATTATATTCTGTGCCACCTTGAGCTGCTGTTTTAGCTGCAATGCCCTCAATTTTACCAAGAAGTGATGTAATAAATTGGTCACCTGACCCTTCACCACTAAAACTTTCTCTGTAAACATCACCACCAACTTCAGTAGATATATCACCTTGATTAGGGTTGTAATCAAGTCTTTGGTTAAATCCTGTTACATCAGCATTGTCTAAATTAAATGCAAGTCCATCTCTTTGACCATAATTAATTTGTAAATCACCTTTTAAATCAACACCATATTTGCGTTCCATCTCTTGTATATATGGTGCAATACCTTCCATAATTTGAGATGTCATATCAACATTTTCTTGGCTAAATTTCTTACCACCCATGCCAAAACTTTGTGGGTCAAATGTATCTAAATCTAATGCTGTATAACCTGTATAGTTAGATGGTTCTTTTTGACCTATACCTAATAAACCTGTTACCAATGCTGCTGCACCTAAATATGGTGAAGCTGCTGCCATACCACTACCAAATAAACCAAATCCACCTAACCCAGCTGCAGTTCCAAGTGTGTTGCTTATATTAGGGTCATCAACAAAATCAGCAAGTGATAGTAAACCACCAACACCTGATAATGCTTCTCCGACACTAATATTAGTTAAGTCATCAATATATTGCGAACCGCCTAATGCGTTTAAATTTGCTCCTGTTCCTGCTGTTAATTCTGTATTTAAAAAATTACTTAGAGAATTGCCACCAGTTGTTGTTAAATTACCTGTAGCACTAGCAATTTGTTCTGCAGTAGGATTCATAGCAGATATATTAACAACTGCATTTCGTAAAGCTGCTGTATCTGCAAACATTGCTGTATTTAAACCTAATGATGCTGCTTTTGATAATAATACATCTGGATTTCTTTTATAAAACTCATCAATTTGTCTTTGTGCCTCAGCACTTACATTACTATTTAAAATTTCACCTGTATCTAAATTAACTGAACCTGTTTGACCAGTTAATGCAAAATTATTTAAACCTGATGCTACGCCACTAATTAAATTTGTATTATTTAAAATTTCACCTGTGTCTATACCTACATCTTCAACTTTTTTATTAGATGTTGTGTCTAATCCAATATTTGTTGTACCAGTTAAAATTTCACCTGTGTCTAAACCTACATTTTCTGTTTTAGTAGCTGCGTCATCATCATCTACTGATGCAACAGAACCATCTGTTATTACAGTATCGTTAGTAAAAATTTCTCCTGTATCTACACCAACATTACCAGTTGGTGTTCCACCAGTATTTAGACCTGTATTACTAATGGTAGTTGTAACATCTGTTACATTAGTGCTTGGAGTATCTGTTTTGATTGTTGTTGTATCATCATCTTTAAATTTATCATAAACTTTTTTACCTAACAAACCTGCACTTATTAAACTTGTTAAATCTGTAGCACCACCGCCAGTATTTGTACCATAATCAAAAGCACCAGTATAAGGAGCTGGGTTGTAAACCATACCTCTAAATGTATCAGGGTTTACAGCAAAACTACGCTGAAAATCATTTTCAAGTGTTGGGTATTGGTCAATCATATTTAACAAAGGTTGTGGTCTTTGTTGCATAACATCTAAATCTGACAATGTGTCTAATGTAGGTGTGTTTTGTAATAAACCTTGTTGTGGAACAAAGTAGTTAGGGTAATTTTGCACAGGTTGAAAATCTTTCATAAAACCTGAGTTATCTGCATAAGTAACAGGTAAAAGACCTTCTATTAGTTCTGCATTATTACCATAACCTGCTTGATTTAAAGCATTTTGTATATTTACAATATCGACCATTAATCAACTCTCGGTAAATTAGTAGATGGGTTAGCACCTAATTGCTGTTCAAATCCTCTTAACTGTGCTTCATAACGTAGTTCTTCTTGACGTATTTGCATCTTCATTTGTAGTTCTTCACGTTTTAATTCTAACTCAGCAGCTTGTTTAGCCTTTTGCAACTCTAATTCAGCTTGGAATTTTTGTTGTTCAAACTGCATCTTCAT